TTAATATTGCCATTTTATGCTATTGCTCCGCCATTGTTCGCCACTACTTGCCAATTAGTTCCATCCCACACTAATACACATCCTTCATTCGCCTGAAGAGTAATCGAAGTACCCCCCGCAAAAGAAGTAGGTGTGAGTATGGCATTCCCTGAGTTTTTATTTGTGAATATTTTTGTTTGTCCTGCAACCGAACCGTTTGCAAGTGTTGGGGTTATAGTACCACCCGCATTGAAAATTGTTGTTGTCTTTACAAGTGAACATGCAGCTGATGTTGAGACTTCATGTGATAAGAATGCAACACCTGTATTTACTTGAACATTACCTGTACCTTTACCAGATAGATTCAATGGTACGTTCGTCTCACCTTCTGATGCAATCTCTGGAGGGTTACCTGTCGCCGCGTTCGAAAACTTTACTTGGTTGACGGCATTCGTAGTTGTTGCAAATCTAATAAAACAGAACCACCTGATACACCACCTATTTTTAGATTGTTTGCAATAGGGTCTACAAGGGTCTTATTGGTAAGTGTTTGTGTATGAGCATTGAAAGTAAACTCATCGTGACCTGTCAATAAAGGTAATGTTACATTTCTATCTGCCGCAAGTTCTGATACTGCAACGACATACTGGTGGTTTGCACTTGTATCATTTATTTGTGGTGTTGTCAATACTGGACTTGTAAGAACTTTATTTGTGAGTGTCTGTTGACATGAGTCAAGTATGAGTGTACCACTGTCATCTGGTATGTATACGTTATTGTCCTGTGTAGGGTTTACAGGAATGAGTGAGGTTTCATGTGAGTCAGCTGAAGAACCTTCAAAGATGATACCCTTAGATGAGGAGTCCAAAGTGATACCCGACCCAAGACTAGAACCCCCTATTACATTATAGAGTTCTGTAAAGTTCTCATTTATTTTTTGCGCACCCACACGAAGTGTATCACCCGTACCGTCGTTTGCAGCAGTTCCTTTATTTAGTGTTTGTTTTGACATTCATATTATCCTAATTCTTTATTCTATTTATATACTTTTTCAACTCAGATGCCCAAGATTTAATAAATATTGGTCGGAGTCTGCACTATAAAATACGTGTCTTCCTTGGTCTAATGTTTCGAATGAGAAGTCATTTGAGAAGTCCATACCGTTAGTATTAGATTGGTCTGAGTCATCGAAGGTTGGTGAAGATGCAATCTGTGCCTCTCTGAGTGTACCATATTGGTCTTCTATTTGTTGTACTTGTATTGCAGAGAACTTACCCACACTAATGAGTTCTGGTCTAATTCTACTCTTGATACCAGACGAGTCTGTTTGGAAATCATCAACAAGTGATGTATGGTCAAGAGATGCAACAGTTTCAAACGATGCAACACTAGTAATAGCTATAGGTGCAGGAGCTTGAAGTTCAACAAACGGCGCAGTCATCGTATCCTGAACAACACTTACTATCTGAACCTGTGAACCTAAATATGTTCCTGCAGGGTGAACAAATAATTTATATGCATCTCTCCACGTATTCTCACCTAGTTCTGACTTGATGAGTATTGCGTGTTTCTGATATAATTTATTATCCGTAAGGAACCTTTGACTTTCTGTTCCTATTCTATCACCCACATTGAATACATTATTTTTTGTATATACAATGTCGGGGTCAATACCAAAGAAGGTTCTGAAGAATTGTTGTATAGAATACTTACTACCCTTTGACCTAAACAATATACTAGAATATTTTGATGCAGCACGTTTATCCTGAAACCCTTCGAAGAAAGATTGACCCAACAACAACTCGTCTTCAATGAACGCGAGTAAGGATAGGTCGGTCTGTGTTATGTCCCTACTGAGAAAGAGTTCGTCTATAAGTCTAGATGGGGAGTCCTCTGAATTTTCGAAGTGATAATATTCGTCAAGTAGAGTTATGAGTTTAGGATATTCGGTACGGAAAAACTCTGGGAGTATTTCCTTCACTTCGGGTCTTTGGAAAGCTAGTTCCCTACGCCCCCAATCCTTCATTGTGATATCCTTGTTGTGAGGCATTATGAATTGACACCTTGTTCAACGTCTACGATTGATGTGAATGATTTATCACCATCAAGTTCTATCACATCATTTCTAAGTGGTGAAATAGCACTTTGGTTTGCAGGAGTTGCACTGAGTTTGATGAAAGTGTCTGACCCTACAATACGGTCTACTTGAAGACCAACTATTTTGACCGTGTCACCTGAATATTCTCCTACATTATCAATGAGTATTGTACCCTGAGTATTATCAAATACTTCAAGAATATTTGAGTTGAGTCTATTACGCAAGACACAAGTTGATGTGCCTACTACGAATGGCGTGGATTGAATAATATGTTCTTTGTCGTCGGGTAAAAAGATATCAACCGCGTATCTAAGTGTGTGTGATTCCTTAGTGAGAAGAGTAGGAGTAAATCTTCTCTGTATTTTTACAAGTTGACGTGACGATAACACTGCCTTACTTGTTTCATCAACAAGAGTAAGTACATTTGAACGTCTATATGATTGTGAAAACTTCCCTGTATTGGTAGAGAAATATCCCTCTATGACATCATTGACATTACCTTGTATCGCATTCCTTGAGAGTGTTGTTAGGTTTTCATTGAACTGGAAGAATGTTTGAACTTCAACAAATGTTTTTACGGGGTCTTCAAACTTTACATTGAACGATGCAACCGACAACTCATCTGATAGTTGTAGTATCTCATTCTTGATACGAGTTTGAACCGTATCCGTTACAGTTGAATCGAAAAGTATCGAAACAAACACCACACCATATTCTGGTTCGAGTGCTTCTTCTCCACCAAAGGATTGTATGTCTGCAATATAGGATTGATAGTTCTTGAGTATCAATGCAGTGTAATCTGAGGCGGTGACCATTCTGTTTTGTGATGCATATTGGAACGGTGCATTCTTACGAATACTATCTATGGATTCTTTCTCTGTCCCACCAACCGCACTAGACAATGTAGTTGCGGTTACAGGATAGTTCTGAGTTGTACCATCTACTGTTATTGATATTGAGTTGGATGGGTTGAACACTTTTGCACCATTCGATAAAGAACCTGTTACAGAAAGATATTCCATCTCTATTTTATTTCCAGATGCAGGGGCATTACCAAGAGTAACACCATTACCGAATGACAATTCGAAGAAACCGTTTGGTGCTTCTCTAAGTATATACAGTGTAGAGTTCTCGTTGATTGCACGTGCATTTACGATATTAGAATATGTGGTGAATGAACTTGTCGTAGCGTTTTCATATACTCTTACCACAACTGTAGATATGTCAAGATTCTTATCGGGTACAACATATACAGAGTTTTGAACTGCAGGGAGTGCAATAAAAGTTTTTGTTCTAAGTTTACCTTCTGTTATAACAAGGTTTTCTTCTCCAGATACATCTTTAAATGTGTATATTCCTTGACCATCATCAGTCGCACTTATGGACTCTCTGGTTTGAAAGACATAACTTGCATCATCAACCGTAGTTTGAAATTTGAAGTCTTCGTTGATATCTATGGTTGCGGGTCTTCCAGATACATTACTTAGATTGAGTGTGAGATTTACTGTCGCCTGTGATGCGTTCTTTGAGTTCGGAACATAACCAATACCCTCTGCGAGAGATAGAACAGAACCTCTAAGTTGTGCAGTACTCAAGAATGATTCGTTCAATGCAAAGTTTGCGACAAGTCCATTGTAGTGTGTATTGTACGCAAGTACATCTAGGATACTTGAGAGACCTGACGCCTGAAAGTTATAATCATTGAACTCACCAGAATTTTGAAGTGAGGTCTTGAGATTATTTTTGATTGTGTTGAAATCTAATCCCGTCGAATTTATTGTCGTTACCATTTATCTTAACCTTACAAGATTTGTACTGAACTGGACTACTTCCGCAGTACTTATTATTCTGAATGTTACTGTTGCGTTTACAGTATTTTTATACACATCATTACCCTTTACCGATATGTCGGTTATCTCCGCTCTAGGTTCATACTGACGTATACTCTGTATAATTCTTTCCTTCAACATAAACCCATCTGTATAATCAACGAGTTCAAATAGGAGACCTCTTATGTCTGCACCGAAACTAGGGTTGAAGGGTTTCTCTAGTCGGTTAGTCATAATCAAATTCTTCACGGATTGTTTTACTGCAGCGGCATCAATCTTCTTGTAGACATCACCTGTCGTAGTCTTGACCGCGAGTGTCAAGTCTATATCTTTATATTTTCTAAGACGACTTGTTGCAACCTTGTTGACTGATAGGTCTGCGTCTTCTTGTGCAAATGCTCTTCTGGTCATACCTTTATTTATACCTTTTTAGGGAGGGTTTGCCTCTTCTTTTTGTAGAAATTCAACTAAATATGGTTCTAGTTTATAGTTGTTGTATACTGTTTCGACTTCCTGATTGAATCGTTTCTTTTCAATCTGATAGTCCATAGGAACTTCAGGCATCAATAATCCAATCTGTACGGTGAGTGCTCCATCTGGACTATAGTCATCATAATCAAGACTTAGTTTTTGAAACTTCAAATGTTGTAACCAAAACATTGCAACATCAAAAGTCTTCTCGAAATCTATATCTCCGTATACATCTACAACTTGATAATAACACAATCTACCTAATGCCTTTGCCGCCATTATCGGGTCACCAGTATCAATAGGGTGTCTTTTACAAACTCCTTCACTCACAACAACTCTGTGGTCATTGAACCTAAACGTATTACCGTTTATCAAATCTATCGCGCGGGCGTGTAAGGTAAGGTTACGTGCAATCTCTCTCCTCAAACTTTCATATTCAATGTGGTCAAATGAAGTCTTGTTTCCAGATGACCCTAGAAACTTTGCTATTGTTGTCCCACGACCAATCTTTGTTCTAGGGGATATAGGTGTCCGTGTTTCTGTATAACTTTGTGTTTCTGGATTATACAGAGGGTCTGGTATCACATTTATAAGTTTACTTTTACTCATCTAAATCTTTTCCCTTTGTTTTCAATAGAGTTACCGATAGGTTCTTTACCATAACGAGCTTCCTGTATTGTTGGGTTTGTATTTCCTCTAAGTAGTTTTACAAAACCCTCATCTTCTTTTTTACTTGTTCTACCTGTCATCGTGCCTGGCGGAGTTTTATTCAAATAGTATGGATTTATTTTATCCTCTGCGATAAGAAGTGTACCTATGAAACTCGGTTTACCCGCTCCTCTTTGTCGCACTGTTTGGTTTCTCATGGCAACACGAATTTCTTCTAGTGTAGGTTCTCGGTCAAACACACTGAAACCACCCATACTATAATGTTCAGACCCTTTCAGTTGTGTTACTAAGAAGTTGCCTGGGTCTATAACAACCTTTCTTATTGCAATTCCTTTTTCTGTTATAAGTGTTTGGTCACCTTTACCCTGAATGGTATTTCTAATATCTTTAGGGTCAATAGGTGCATAACCGCCAGGAGCTTGTTCCATTCCAAACCCTGCAAGTAAATCAGAAACAGCGGAAACAGTGGAGAGACCTGTAGCTAAAGCAGCTGCCCATCCCGCAACACCTTGCGGCACTGCACCTAATCCTGTAGCTACATATAGTGAGAATGTTGATGTTATAGCGGTATTTGCCTTCGATGCATGAATTGCTTTATCT